CTAAGAGTAGGAAGGTGTTAGACAGCATCCTCAGTGCTGCGTTAGACGATGATCACAAGAATCAAGCAGCAGCATGGAAGTTGTGTATGGATCGTTTGTTACCTGTTAGCTATTTCGAGAAGGATAAAGCTACAGGAGGAAAAAGCAGCATTAATATCTCTATCACGGGTGTTGGTGGTGAGACTACTGTAATATCAGGCTCAGAAGACATAGAAGATGGAGAATACAGTGATGTATGATATTAACCAAGACCTAGATTACTTCACTAAAGAAGAGTTTGCTTGTCAGCACACAGGCGAGAATGAGATTAAAGATACATTTCTGTTGAAGCTGGACTTGTTAAGAGCAAGGTGTGGCTTCCCATTTGTTATAACCAGTGGCTATCGTAGCCCAGACCACCCATTAGAAGCTAGGAAGGAGAAACCCGGAACTCATGCCCAAGGCATTGCAGCAGACATTAAAGTTAATACGGCACAACAGAGGTACACGTTGGTTGAGGAAGCTATCAAGATGGGATTTGGAGGCATTGGAATACACAGTGTGTTCGTCCATATTGATATGCGCGATGCTGCTGGTGATAAACCTGCTGTAATGTGGTTGTACTAGCTTGACTGATCTGAAGGTAGAGCTTCTACCGTGGCAGCAAGAGGTCTATAACGACCCTACACGCTTTAAAGTGATAGCTGCTGGTAGACGTACAGGCAAGAGTAGACTGGCTGCATGGGCGCTTATCCTTAACTGCTTATCAGGCAAGAAAGGTCAGGTGTTTTACGTTGCTCCTACGCAAGGACAGGCTAGAGATATTATGTGGCAGATGCTTTTAGAGCTAGGTCACAGTGTTATAACTTCTAGTCACGTTAACAACCTACAGATTAAGTTTGTCAACGGTGCATTGTTAACCCTAAAAGGCGCTGACAGACCTGAGACTATGCGTGGTGTTAGCCTCAAGTTCTTGGTTATGGATGAATACGCTGACATGAAGCCAGAGGTGTGGGAACAGATCCTACGTCCTGCGTTAGCGGATCAGAAGGGTCATGCGATGTTCATTGGTACGCCAATGGGTCGTAACCACTTCTATGATTTATACACATACGCTTGTGTTTCCGATGACGATACGTTTAAGGGTTATCACTACACAAGTTTCGACAATCCCCTGTTAGACCCTAAAGAAATTAAAGCTGCTGAGAAGTCTATGTCAGCCTTCAGTTTCCGTCAGGAGTTTATGGCTTCCTTTGAGGCTCATGGTAGTGAACTATTTAAAGAAGAAGATGTCAAATTTAGCGAAGAAGAACCAACAGACGGCGACTACTACATCGCAGTCGATTTGGCAGGATTCGCGGACGTCCAGAAAGTCACTACTAAAACCAAAAGACTTGACCAAACGGCAATTAGCGTGGTTAAAGCAGGGCCTGAAGGGTGGTGGGTCGCTAATATCATACATGGCAGATGGGGCGTCCAAGAAACTGCCAGAAGAATCTTTGAAGCCGTCAGAGACTACCAACCAATCGCTGTAGGTATTGAGAAGGGAGCGTTAAAGAACGCTGTGTTCCCGTACCTAAACGATGAGATGAAGAAGAACCAACGCTTCTTTAGAATAGAAGAGCTTACACACGGTAACAAGAAGAAGACAGATAGAATTGTGTGGGCACTACAAGGTCGTATAGAGCACGGCAACCTGACATTAAACAAAGGGAAGTGGAATACTCAGTTTCTTGACGAGTTGTTTCAGTTTCCCAATCCATTAGTCCACGATGACTTGATAGATTCATTAGCGTATATCGACCAACTAGCTAAAGTTAGTTACGCAGTGGACTATGAAGAAGAGGACTACGAATTTTTAGATCAATACGCGGGCTACTAATATGCTTATAGAAGATACAGAACACTTTGCAACAGAAGAAACACTTGAAGGATGGGTTATTGACAAGTGTGACAACTGGCGTGATCATTTCGAAGCTAACTACTCTGAGAAGTTTGAAGAGTATTACCGATTGTGGCGTGGACAATGGTCTGCTAAGGACAGAACACGAGACTCAGAGCGCTCACGTATTGTTAGTCCAGCGTTGCAACAAGCTGTTGAGTCTTCTGTAGCAGAGCTTGAAGAAGCAACCTTTGGTCGTGGTAAGTGGTTTGACATTGAAGATGATGTCTACGATACAGAGAAGAACGACATTGCTTTCTTGCGTAACGCACTAGAGAAAGATTTTAAAAAGAATAAAGTTCGTAAAGCTGTTGCCGAATGCCTCATTAACTCTGCTGTGTTTGGTACAGGCATTGCTGAGATTGTTCTTGAAGAAGAAAAAGAAATGGCTCCTGCTACACAGCCTGTGATGGGCGGTGAGCTACAGGCGGTTGGTGTTAACATCATAGACCGCACCTGCGTTAAACTACGTCCTGTAATGCCACAGAACTTTCTTATTGATCCAGTAGCTACAGACATTGAGTCAGCGTTGGGCTGTGCGGTAGATGAGTTTGTGTCAGCACATTCCATTCAGCTTCTACAAGAAAGCGGTGTTTATCGTGACGAAGAGATTGCTTTAGCCTCTCCAGACTTTGACATTGAACCTGATCAAGACTTAACTCGCTATGATGAAGATAAGGTACGCTTAACCAAGTACTATGGCCTTGTTCCTCGCCACCTTCTGAAGAAAGCCATTGAAGAAGCTACTGACGAAGATGAAGAGTTAGTTGAGTTAGACAATGAAGATGATTCTTACTACGTTGAGGCAGTTGTTGTTGTAGGTAACAGCAGTGTTTTGCTCAAGGCTTCTGAAAACCCCTACATGATGCAGGATCGTCCTGTTGTGGCATTCCCATGGGATGTCGTTCCTAGCCGCTTTTGGGGTCGAGGAGTATGTGAGAAAGGCTATAACAGTCANAAGGCGTTAGACGCAGAACTACGCGCTAGAATCGATGCTCTTGCACTAACCATCCATCCAATGATGGCTATGGACGCTTCTCGCATGCCTAGAGGCTCTCGTCCGTCTATCCAGCCGGGTAAGACTATTCTCACCAACGGTAATCCATCAGAGATTCTACAGCCCTTTAACTTTGGCAACGTTAACCAGATTACCTTTAACCAAGCTCAAGCCTTGCAGACAATGGTACAGACCGCTACAGGCGCTATTGACTCAGCTGGTATACCGGGATCTATTAACGGCGATGCGACGGCAGCGGGCATCTCAATGAGCCTAGGAGCTATCATTAAGCGCCACAAGCGTACATTGATTAACTTCCAAGAAGCATTCCTTATTCCTTTTGTTACTAAGGCGGCTTGGCGTTACATGCAGTTTGAGCCAGAGTTATATCCAGTAGCTGATTACAAGTTCCATACTTCTAGCTCTTTGGGCATTGTTGCTCGTGAGTATGAAGTAACACAGCTTGTTCAATTGCTACAAACTATGTCACCAGACACCCCAATGTATCCTAAGTTGGTTATGTCTATCATCGACAACATGAACCTGTCTAATCGTGAAGAGTTGGTACAAGTGCTTGAACAAGCTAACCAGCCTAACCCAGAAGCACAGCAGGCTCAACAAGCAGCACAGCAGGCACAGTTGCAGTTCCAAGCTTCACAGACTGCTGCACTTAANGGNCAAGCAACAGAGTCACAAGCACGCGCACAGAAGATTACAGCAGAAGCTCAGGCTATCCCAATGGAGCTGGAGATTGATCGTATCAAGGCTGCTACTGTTAACTTACAAGCTGGCAGCGCAGATGACAAAGAGTTTGAGCGTCGTCTGAAGATTTCAGAACAGCTTTTGAAAGAGCGTGAGATAGCAGTCAAAGAAGCAAACAATAAAGAAAAAACACCGCCAGCAGCTCCGGCACCTCAAACAACCTTTGAACCACAAGGCGATAACACATTATGATCAGCAATAGAGATTTAGAGAACGTAGTTAACCAAGTTAACGAGCAGTTTGCACAACTGTTTAAACGCCTAGAGAAACTAGAAGCTAAAGCAAAAGAAGAGGTTAAAGATGCCAGTAAAAAAGGATCCAAGGCTAGCTAGAGCAGGAGTCAGTGCGTATAACAAGCCAAAGCGAACCCCTAGCCACCCCAAGAAGAGCCACGTTGTTGTGGCGAAGCAGGGTGATCAAATCAAGACCATCCGATTTGGAGAGCAAGGGGCATCGACAGCAGGCAAACCCAAA